CTATTTATTTATCTTCAGGTTTCCGAGAACAATCAATTCCCTCAAAAACTGGAGAACAAATTCTCATAGGTGGTGCAAGTTTCTTACAATCCTCAGAGTAACATAAAGACTCATCGTTCTTTTCTTCTAAGTATTTTTGTTTATATTTTTGATCATAATCGGAAATAATCCGATCATACTCCCGTGTTACATCACGAATTGCTTTATCAACATCTCTTTCAACTCTACGATTTACTTTGTTTGGATCTTGTAGTATAATCTCATTAAGAATACCTTGCGGTAGATACTTTCTTTGAAGTTCATCTAATAAGTCCCAAAGTCCATGTTCTGATACTCCAGTGCATTGTGAAAGGCCAGCTATAAGTGTAGATATAACAACTCCAACTATAATGAGTTGTTTTTTATCTGGTTTCTTTTTACCAAATTGAAAGTTGAACTGCATGATTTGAAATCATTCTATTAGTAGTTATAATCATCAATAAATATAAAAATAGGGAAAGACTGAGGAAAATTAATGTCTAGACTTGGGATCCAAACAGGCAGTAATCCTAATGATGGTCAGGGCGATCCATTGCGAATTGCAATGGGCAAAATCAATAGCAACTTTCAAGAAGTATATAATACATTTGGGGATGGATTTACTCTCACAAGTTATGCAAGTACTGCAGGAATCTCTACACTCGCAAGAAACTTAACAGGATCTCCAAGAATCAATGTCAGTGGAGTAGTTAATACTGGCATTACAACCACAGAACATTTAGAAGTAAGAAATATTACCTCAACTGGAATAGTTACAGCAACTCAATTTGTTGGAGATGGAAGTCAACTTACGAATGTAACTGCTCTTGTCGGTGGTTTGGAAATTTTAGATAATAATGTTAGAAAAGGTGTTGCAAGAGAACTTAATTTTGGAGATAACATAACTTCTACTGGTCCAGATGGTATTGGTAGAGTAACTATTGGAGTTTCTACAGTAGTATTAACTGCACCAAATGGAAATAAATATAGATTAAATGTAGACAATAGTGGAAACCTCACCACAACTTTAGTAACTTATATGCCATAAATAAGCTGCCCAAATAATCTAGAACGATGAAAAGATTAGCACTTATCTTTTCGTTATTCCTTACTACTCCTGCTTTTGCTGGTGAAATCACATCAAAAATCACTGACTCTATTCAATTAAGCGTTCAGGGTGCAGCGGTACAATCAGAAAGAGTCGGTGCCTCATATGCAGTCTCAGGCACAAACATTAATGTAACAACTCTTGGAGGAGTTGGTGGAGCAGGTTCTTATGCGATCAACACAAACGGACAAGCATTTAGTTTCTCTGAAACATCAATTACTGCAGATGTTGATGTTACCTCTCAGTCGGCAGCTTCTGGAACAATTGCTTCTCCCAACCTTTATGGCAACTCTACTACTCAGTTAGGTGGTTCTGCAGGTTCTCTTTCAGGCACTCTAAGTGGAACTGGTGTTCCTAGCGTAACTGCTGGTGGTCCTGGATCAACTGGTACAGCACAAAGAACCGTTGAGTTAAGCGTATTCAAGTGAGACACATAACTCTCGGACTGGTTACAGTCTTGGGAGTTATAAGTCCCTCATACGCTGGACCCGTAACTCCCAACTTTACCAGTGGGACCATTACCTCAGAGACCAAAACTCGTACTGAAGTTGTAGAAACTATCAGGCAAATAGAGTATTCTACTGGAACATCTTACACAGTAACTGGCACCAACATCAATATACCAGGAACTCCTGCTCCTGGTATGAATTACACAATTCAAACTCAAGGTGCTCCATTCCAATTTAGTGAGACTTATCTGACTCCTGGAGTGGCAAAGGAAACATGGATAGACAGAAAAACAACAGAAGATTCTATAACAAATACCATATCAGTCTTTACACAGTAATCTTTCTTTTACTGTTGACCTTGACTGGATCAAATAGATCCAGAGCAGAACAAGCACCATCAAATACTAACATCGCAGGACCTTCAGCATCTGCTACTGGTAATGTAACCAACCAAGCAGTTCAGGTGCTTCAGGGTCCTTTTGCTTTAAATACTTTTGGTGCTGGTGTTTCTTGTCAGGGACCAACATTAAACTTCCAAACCTTCGGATATAATAATACTAATATGAATAATGATCCAGGAAGTTATCAAACTGGTTCATTAAATGTTGGTCTTTCCGCAGGATTTTCAATTCCCCTTGATGGATCACTACAAGAACTTTGCAAAACAAGAGCTAGGACCGAAATTACAAGACAACAAGCAGAAGCAGATAAGGCAAGACTTGATTTTGAGTTAGTCAGATTATTGAAGTGTGGTGAAGCAATGAAAAATGGAATTTCATTTCATCCACAAAGTCCTTATGCAAAAATATGTGCTGATATTGTTGTGAAATATCCACGAGTACAGGATGTAGCAAATGGAAATCAAACCAATCCAAATAAGAAGTGAACCTCCACCTATCATTCCAACAATAGAACCTCCTGTAACTCGCAGATCAGAACGAACTGTGATACCTGAAATTGATATGCCTATCGTCAATATGCCAGATACAACTATCAAGTATCCTGTGATTAATGTTCCAACTCAAGAAGAATTTGATGCTGCAGTCAGAGCAGAACAAAGAAAGCAAGAAGAAGAAAAGGAAGAAAAGACTAGAGGACTTCCTGATGCTCAACCAGTCTTACCTCAGGTTCAAGTTCCTCAAGAATCTATACAAGACAAAATAATCAAGGAAACAAATACCACAAACACTAATTTAGGAGTGCCCGTCATTGAAGTACCAATCGTCGGGGAAGTTCCCATCCCACCTAAAGAGCAGGTTATTCTTGCTGGCACCACTGCTACTGCTTCTGTTGCTGCGGCTCTTGTTGGCAAATCTTTGGTGGAATGGATGGTAGGTAAAATGAAACCTATTGTTCAACAGATATTTGTAAGGGGTAAGAAACTCTTGAATAGAGACCTTACCCCTTATGAACTTCAGATATTCTTTGCGTTTGAGAAAAGTAAATCCCTCAAGAAAGTCAATAAGTTACTGAAGAAAGAACAGAAGAATCAAAAGAAAGAACAATATAAGAAGTTTCACTCAAAGTAATCAATACTTACCTTCTACACAATAATCTGCTTTCTTATTTGGTGTATATTCTTTATGACCTTCTTGTGGTTTCATCCATCCACAACCAATCAACCACTCCATCGTCATGGGAGTTGGTCTTACCTGTTCCCATAGTGGTGCTTTAAAACACATCTCAAGGTATTTGGCAGTTTGCCCTGATTGTTCTTCTGCCCAGTTAGCATCTGCTTCCCAAGGAACAGCACGACTTTGACCCATGCTTTCATAAGACAATCTTGTGGTCTTCATCACCCAAGATGGAATCTCCGAATCCTGATGAACTTGTGCCATGAAAGATGTTTCAATTCCGCCGCCCATACAATCTTGTACGACATGCCATCCTTCGTGTCTCATTGTCCCTAGAAACTCTCTGGGATCTTTGAGGAGTTCTTCGTTGACAAAGAAACGATTATATTTTGGTTTGTAGATACCAACAGTTCTTGGAGTAAAGTATCTTGGTGCTGCCAAATAGACAGGAACTTTAACTTTGTTAAGAGCAATTAAAATACTTTTGATTTCTTCTCGGAATGGATCAAAAGATTTATCTAAAAGTACAGCAGAATCTGGTGTAAGTTGTTCTACTCCTTCTGTACATTCTCTAAGTATCATACAACCCATCGCTGCAAGGCTGTATGCTGGAACTGTTGGTTGAGTCTTTATGACTTTTTCCGCATTAACTGGAAGAGTAAAGGTTGATAATAACCCAATTATTGTAAGGACTTTTTTCATTCATCCCACCATCCTTCTTGTTTATGAATCCAGACTTTCAAATCCATTACATACTTTCTCAAGATCTGGGATTGTTCTTCATGCCAATAGTCACCCGTCTCCATCCAAAGACGGGTGTGATTATCTATTGCTTTGAGAATCTGATGTATAGGAGCATTCCAACACTCCCTCTTTGGAGTGTTCCACTCTCGCGGCATAATACCTCATGATTTACTTTTTCTTTCCGCCGTTCTTAGCTTTTTTAGCAGTAGCGTTGCCTTGGTTCTGCTTAGAGTTCTTTTGACCTCCAGAAGAACCTTTCTTACCTTTATTGGCAGACTTAGACATTATGCTCCTGTGCGAGGTTGAACGAATCCTTCCTCTAGTGCTTCAACTCTTTCTTCAAGACTTGTAGCGGGAGTTTCTGTTACTGGAGCAGGTGGTTCTGGTGGAGCTTCAACCACCACTTCTTCTCTTTTGGGCTCTTCTTTCTTTTCATCATCTTCTCCACCTTTCTTCATGGTATTAATTCCAAAAGTAGCCGCGGAGGCAGTAAAGACGGTTGCAATAAATGTTGGATCCATCTTAGCAAGCATACCAGCATAAGAAGCGGTAAGAAGTGCGGCAGACCAACTCAAAATTGCAATACGAATCACTTGTCCCATAGCTTTTTCCCTTTTGTTTTCCATCAGTCCGTGTGATTGATGTCCTTCTTATTTAGGTTTTTAGAACCTAAACTTGACTTTTGCAGCAACAGAATTGTTAGTAACTCCGTTGTTTACTCCGTGGGAACCCTCAACAAATAACATTTCTTTATAATCTACAGAAGCAGTTACATCATAAGAACTATCAGTTCCATAAGAACCTTCTACACTGACACCAAAGAGATTGTTTTTCTTACCTCCAAATCTGGTTTCCATTTTAACACCGACTTCACCAATATGAGTGGTTTGATTATGTGCTTCAACTGATCTTGCGGACTGAATAGAACCAGTTTCAGTGTAAGCATTTCTCTTCACATTTTGAACAGTATAACCAACAAATGGTTTTACTGATTTATTGAGATGCCAGTATAAGCGATTAGAAACCCACCACTCAGAACCAGTTGTTTCACCAGCATTATTAAAGACACCTTCTACGGTTCTATTGTACTTATAGTTACTATTTGCAATTGCAGCATTAGTATTCAGAGTGAGTGTATTTCCTCTAATTTCACTGAATACACCGAAGTGATCTTTGTTCTGTTGTGTGCTTGAGTCAACACCATTGAGGTTTATGTTGATTTTATTATACTGGAAACCAAGAGTCCAACCTTTGGTTACATCAAACTCAAATCCACCACCAAAGATCTTAGAATCGGCAATGTAGCCGTCAGCATTATAGGACTGAACGAATCTGTTGTTCTCAAATACTCTTAATCTTTGCTTACCTGCGGTTGGTTCGTGATTCAGAAGTCCATTGATACCATCATTAATTCCGTCAAGAACTTCTAATTGATCTACACGACCATAATAATAATCATAAGAATCAGATACTTCAACATTATTAGAATAAGCATAAGAATATGATGGAGTTCCGTCGATTACGGTTGTTGTTCCATCAGCATAAGCAGTTGTGGTAACTGGAGTTGTGGTTGTGGTCGTAACCATTGGAGTAGTTACAGTCGTCACCGTTTGTTTTTTGATTTGTTGTTTCCCACTAGATTCACTTGCTTCAAAATTATATGATTTAGTTGTAACTGCTGGAAGTGTTTGTGATGCAGCAATTGCAGAAGAAACGGAAGGAGCAATTGTTGAAGTATAGTTCAGAACAGTTCCTGTAACTTGTGAAGTTGAAGTTCCGTTTGATGTGGATGTAGTTACAACTGGTGTTCCGTTTGAAGTGGTTGTAGAACCATCAGAATATGTGGTGGTTGTAACTGGAGTTGTAGTTGTAGTAGTTGTTGTAACTGGAGTTGTAGTTTCTACAGTATCAGTATAGTTCTGGACTGTACCGTATCCATCAGTATCAAGATTACTTACATTATAAGTAACCTGAGATGTCGCTACAACATTTGAAGTTGATGTAGATGTTGTAACTTGGTCAGATGTTGATGTTCCAGTTACTGTTGGGGTAGATGGTGTTGAGTTGTTTGGAGCATTTGGATTATTGGGAGCAACTGCACCGAATGGTTGACCATTTGCTAATGTAGTTCCTGGTTGACTATCAACTAAAAGAACTGGTGAAAGTGAAGTATCTCCAAGGTTGAATACAGCAAATCCTAATAGGTAAGCACCAGTTATATCAACTTGATATGTTGAATTTTGCCATCCAGTTGAACCATAAGTTCCTGTAGAATAATCTCCCGTACCTGGGTTAGTGAATCCAAGTAACGCATAGTTCTGAACATAGTTGTTAACAGTTACAACTGGAGTAGAACCAGTTCCCTGATAAACAAGTGATGTGATAGAACCATCATTGAAAGGAACATAATCAGTTCCAATGTAGTTCCAAGACATTGTATAAATCGTTCCAGCATCAAGATTTACACTTTGAGTTATCCAAGCAGCATTAGTTGGATTAGGATTTCCGAGACCTGATGCTTGTTGGTCTTGTTGAAGTTTTGTTTTAATTGCTTGGTTTTCTGCAGATGTAAGTCCTAATGCTGATGTTGCAGCATCAAAAGTTACATTACCTGTTGGTTGTAGTGCTGCACCATAAGAACCATATGGAGCAAATGTCCAAGTAGTTGGAGATACTGCAGGTTGGTAGTATGGATTCGGAGATCCATCGGAAAGTGTTGGACTTCCTACTGCACCGTGAGAAGGTGCATTGAAAGTTACTGAACCGTTGATAACAGTAACACCCGTCCCATTACCTGTAATGGTTCCATTAGTAAGAGTTCCTGTTTGAGAACCAATATTCCAACCAGATAGTGAACCTCCCTCAAAATCTGTATTGGAAATTGTATCTGCAAAAGCTGCTGTTGATTGTGCTCCCATCAAAAGAGCAGACGCTACAGCAAGCGCCCTCGTAGCGTAAGACATAAAAAGTCCTCTGTGACTCAGTGTGTACTAAACGAAACAAACTAAAGTTGTTTAAAAAGTAAAGTATTCACCAAGTCATAGAGGACTCGGGGTATGTAGATTCAGACCAGTTAAGATCAAGAATCAGTAATGATTGTAACTATTTATCCCTTTTTCCAGGCTTCACCTTCCGACTTTCTTCTACGAGCAAGCCCTGACTCAACATTTGAACCAGGATTGCGGTAAAGATAAAGCGCATCGGGCACTAGGTCCCACTCTTTATTCTTCAGGCGTTTAGTAATAGTATTAAAGTTATCGCCACCGTAAAAACCGGCACCAAGATTATAAGCAAAGCTGAGCAAAGCGCCTCTTTTTCCATCTGACATTTCATTCCAATGTGGGATTTTGCGAAGTGCAGGAAGAAATTGGTTCTTACACTGACTAATTAATAGTTCATCAGCTTCCTGTTGGGTAATTTGATCGCCAAGTTTGAAAGCAGAACCATCTTTCTTACGGGTAGATCCCCAACCAATA